ACCCTCATAATAAAAACTGTTATTACCAGCGGCAGTCAATCTTCTATATGTTATTTTATCTGTGATAGATATAGGCATATTAAGTCTCGTACCAGATAGCGCTATTCGCCGCGGCGATTAATTTCTTGTTTGTGTTAATAACATTGTAAAAGTAAGTTGATGTAAGGAATGCGTAATCGTAATTCTCTATTCCTATCCCTGGAGCCGAACCCCAGCCCGATGTTGTGGATGTAACAGGTAGTAATCTATAGAATTGCTTAGTAGTTGTATAGTAACCAGTTGGGCTTGGCGGTGTGAGTTTGAGTGTAGTGAATGACCATTCAACCCCTGACGTCGTAGCTACCGTATTAACTGCATCAACTCTCCAATATAATGTATTGTAATAATCAAATGGATAACTGATTGTAGCAAGATAATCAACTAACGGAAGCGAGGTAATCGTACTCGCAATCCATGTGAGACTACCAGATGTATCACCAACATAAACTTTGAAATAATCTGTATTACCACCATCTGCCCATGTTAAGGATGATACATTCAAGGACACAGATACCGCCGCATTAGCGGGATATGGAGTTGTAGGTTGACCTGGCGCCGTAATAACTGCGGGAGCTAAGGCGCTTGCGTAAGAACGAACACCTTGCATCAATGATTCTTTAAAAGTCCTTCTTGCTGTAGTAGCTCCAGTTGTAAAATTATTATCACAACCAGTACAGTACATTTCATATGCACCACAATTCACTGTATCGTCAGACCATGAACCACTTGAATATTTCCAATATCGTTCAGAATCGGATGTTCCTGTAGTAGTGAAACTACTTGCATAATACCAACAGAGATTGGTCGCCGCAAACGCTAAACCAGCAGTGGTAGTAATTAATACACCTACCCAATTATTATCTGTAATTTCAGCGCTTGTAAATGTAAACTCTACCCAATCTGGGCCCCCAGCGCCTATTGTCTTAACTTCTGAAATTGCAACGGATACTTTTTGTTTCAATGTACCAGTACGCGGATTTACATTATAACTATTCTGTACGTATATACTTGCCTCAACAGCCCAACCTGTTTGGGCATTCAATACACCAAGATAGACTTTAATCAAATCAACTGTTGCCATTATGCAATTGCCGCCACAACACACATTGAAACTACAGGTAATTCTGCGGCCCCAATTTGTGTACCACTACCCCATTTATCAAGAGCAGGTCTTTGACCTAATCTAATTTTATTCTCACCGACATCAGTAGGCCTTACATTACGAAGGAATTCAGATGTATTCTTATCTTCAATCTCAACATTAAGACCACGGAATAACCCATTAATCGGTAACTCAAAATTCACATTCGCCATATTACTTGCCTTGTAATTTCTTGATTTCAGCTTCACTTAAACCCGCAGCACTTAATCCACTCTTGACCGCTTGGGTTCTTTTGCCATCTTTAGCTTTAAGAGTTTTCTTTTTCTTAGCTGTAAGTTTTTTATAAATATAGTTATCAAGACGCGATGGTTTATCGTACTTATCATTAGCCGCTATCGCTTCCATAATTATTTTTCTTGGCATTTTAACTTCTCCACATTACATTAATCTTCTCAACCGCTACCGTATAGAACCAAAGGTGTCCTACATTATCAATGGGTAATTGTAGAACATTACTTGGTCGTCCACCAGCACTAACTACAGCAGAACCCGCCGCAGCAGGAACTACTATACCAGCAGATGAACTAACAGCAGATGTCAGAGATACAGTAATTAAATCGTTCAGGGTAGTAGATGAGGCCTGGATAAATACTTCCCTACATGGTAAACTTGACACTACAGTAAAGGCACATGCAACACCTGATGCTGATATTTGTGCAAGACCACCAACGTAAGCAGTTATAGTACCAGCACCACTCACCTTACCCACGGGCGTGTTTCTATAAATTTCACTATCCATGAGTTCCCCCTTAGACTGCTGTTGCTATTTGTGTAATAACCGGAATTGCTTTCGTGCCAATATTCTGCCATAGTCTGCAAGATGCTAACGCATCACATACAGAACTAATCGGTATAATAAGACAGCCTGGAGCAAACTCTTTTTCATCAGCAACTCTGAGCGCAGACAAGGCTTCGATTGTACTAATATTCGTAACACCCATAACTATGCCATCCTGTGTTGCAAATATAGTATCTATTCTTGCAGAACTTACTGCGCGAGCAGGAGCTTGTTCCGTTGCTAAGAACGCCATATTTCCTCTTGTAGTCATATTAAATCCCCTTCTTTAAGTATTTTATAATATTCTTATAAATTGTATCTGTTAATAATTCACATTCAAACTTACCAACTAAAAAATTACACTCGTCACACAATAACCCCCTCACTTCCTGACTCACATGGTCGTGGTCAACACACAATCTATGATTAAATTCAGATTGATGTTTATCACAAATGGCACATTTACCATTTTGTCTATTATAAATATCGTTCCATTCCTCAGCCGTAATACCGTACTTGAATTTAAGTGTCGCTTTCCTTTTTACTTCTCTATATTTTTCTGGGAATTTATCTCGATATTTCTTATCAGACAATCGCTTTCTTTCTTTAATAGTTAAATTAGAAGAATATCTCTTTCTGTCGGTTTTATTTCTACATTTTTTACATATATAAAAATGACCATCACTGGCCCTTCTTTCTATATGGAAATTATCGAGAGGTAACAATAATTTACATCTACTGCAAATTTTAGTTTCTTGATTATGTTGTAAAACTGACATCATTCACCCTAAAAGAACCTCGCGCAAGGTCCCACGAGGACATGCGATAACCGTTACCGTTATAACCTAAATTGTGCGGAGCTTTCCTTCTATCATTTTTTAATGCTATCTGTAATGCGAGTCCAGCCTTTTGTTCCTGAACACCTGAGTTCTCCTCAACGCTCGACTCGGCCTCAGCCAAACATAACTGCCTGATACAATCAGAATATTCTAAAGCTCCAATTGGAATATCATCATCGCCTTCAAGTTTAGTAGGAGACATCTTATAGCTATATGATAGTGTATAAGTTGCATCCGGTTTGGGATAGAAAACAACTTCCCATACCTGACCAGTTTCTTTAGTGTACTCACTAACTCCGATAGCAAAGAAAGATGGATATGAACTCATATCGTTTATATTCTGCCAATCCGTAATTTGCTGGGACGAAGTTTCCTCAAGTGGAGGATAATTAGCATCAGCTCCAAACTGAAATATTCTCTTGAGTTCGAGAAAGTCTGGAGGTAACTGGTAAACGGCTGTACCGCTTACAGTTGATAATGTAGTATCTTTATGTAGAAATGACCAACTCGGATTGGCATTAATGAATCTTCTATACGCATCATTTACAATTTCTTTGGCATCAGTTAAGGCCGTACCTGTTGGCCCAGAAGAACCATAAGTACCGAGGAACTTACTGACTTTATTGTAAAGTTCCGAGAATGTTAAAATAAGATTTGCCATTAATAACCCCCGTAATAGAAAGGGCCGCAACATCATGTCACGACCCTAACCGGAAACAGAAATGAATGTATTACATATTAAGATATTTTCGTAAATCGTTAATTATATTTTGAACTGTGTTTGGTATGTAGTATGGATTAGCTACTGGAAATTTAACTTCCATTGCCTTAGTAATCGCCTCCCTAATTCCTTCTACAGTACCATCGCAATCGAGAACTGACGAAGCCCTTATTCTACCCTTCTGTCTATCACCTACATTTACTGTAGCTGTATCAAAGGATGGGGCCTCGGTTATACCACTACTACTATTGCCAATAATAACCTTCGCCTGTTTTAATAATTGTAAATATCTTTCCCTGCTAACATTAGTTATTACTGGAGCATTGGCATTGCCAAGGTAATCATTGTTTTCTCTGCCACCCGCATCACAGTTACCTTTAATAAAAACAACATTAGGTAGATATTTAATCGCTTTAATAATATTTGAAAGTTCTTTTATATTACCATTGGGATGATAAACTACGAGATAATCGCACGGCACATCTATATCATCTAATATTGGAAAATTACAACATAATGAACCATAATCCTTAACATCAAAATGATATGTCGCTAAAGCTCTTATTGCTTTACGATAACCATTATCGAGAGAGCCGAGAGTTTCATCGTCACCCTGAATATGGGCAATTGGTATTCTTTGATTATATGCGGCAATAGCCATAGTTAATGATTCGTATCTATCACCAAAGACTATAATGCAATCTGGTTTCATTTTAGTCAGAACTGCTGGATACTGAATCAATCCCATACCCATGGATTGTGTTACTGCCGTGTTATCATCACCATCCATAAGGATTGGTACTTCTACCGGAAAAAATTCATCTGATATATACTTCTTTGTTTCACCAAATTCAGGGGAAAGATGGGCGCCCGATACAATAACTTGGATATCGAAATCCTTGTAACCATGCTTCATCCCATAAGCCAATGGCTTAAGTAATCCCCACTCTGCTCTATTTCCTGTAAATATTGCTATATTCTTCATTCTATTTCCTTCTAAAAAGAAGAGGTTGTTCGCACTCTTCACATTTAAGTATTCCATTACCCATAATCTTTTCTGCTTGCCTTATCTCTTTTATTGTCCAGATGAGATTTCCTGGAGGCAGGGACATATGGTGGTCTGGACCAGTCATCCTCTTATCAAGAGTGAAGTGTTTTTCGATTATTTCTGCACCAGCGGCCACTGCCATCATATCAAGGATGTAGTTCTCTGAGTGGTTAGAGAAACCAATTAAATCTCTTGGGAACATTTTCTTCAATGTTTTAATAGCTCCTAAATTACATTCATCGTCTGGCAGTGGGTATGCCGAAACACAATGCAATATAGCTATTTCCCTTCTCCCGATAGCATGAATGGCTGAATGTATTTCCTTCTTATTTGCCATACCAGTAGAGAGAATAACGCTCTTGAACAATTCTCCCACACATTCCATATATCCAATATCAACTATCTTGCCAGATGGAACTTTAACTTCATGGGTTATTTGGGATAATTGTATTAATGATTCAAGACCAAATGCCGAACATAGAAAATTTATATCATTCTCATAACAGTAATCCCGTAAAATAGTCATACCATTTATATCAATATGGTATTCCTTTATTACATCCCAGACTTCTTTAACTTCGTCCTGATTAAATAACTGGAATTTAACGCAATCTGCACCCGCGGCCTTTGCCACCTTAATCATATCTTTAGCAGTTTCGATACTGCCATTGTGATTTATTCCTGCTTCCGCTATAAAATAGACCATTACAATTCCTTTCTCATTATCCATTCACCATCTTCTCTGGTTCCGTCTTTATGATATCCCATCTTGTGATATAAATTGATAGCCGTCTTATTCTGAGGACTAACATGCAATCTTAATTGCGTTACACCTTCTTCTCTTGCTTCATTTTCTAATTCTTGTATTACAAAAGTACCAAGACCATGACCACGTTCATCGGGATGGACTATTAATCCCAATACCTTTTCATCCCATCCTTCATCCCATCCACGAATCATCCCAAAAGCTATCATTTTACTATTATCATCATTCCAGAAATTGATATAAATATTATGTGAATATTTATCCCAGGAATCAGAGATAACTTTAATCGGAAAGAACTTATCATTTCTTACATCAATAATAAAATCATTTATTAATGATTGGCGTGACATGACTGACATGGTATTAATTCTCCGTGACGATTATCAACTATCATTTTCCTGTAATAATCAGCCTTCCGGCTTTTCCATATATCGCCCAATGTACTATTCTCAAGATTACCAACAATTAATGTATTGTTCCAATCTGCACAACACATAGTAACAGTACCGTCCCAGTTAATACTTAACTTATCAAACATCTCTGGGCAAGTAGGGGTTAATCCATTGGGTTGAGGATTGATGATATTGTAGGTCTTACCCACAGTTACTTCATCTGCTATCTCAAGCATCTTGGATTTGAAGTGGTCAACTTCGTCTGGCGTTTCATTGGTTATTGATGTGCCTACTGATATGAATGGTTTCTTGCCTTTATATCTATAATCGTGCATCATCTTAATATTAAGGATTAGTTTTTCCCAACTCGCGCCCGCTCGCATCTTCTCGTATCCATATTTATCTGTTCCCTGAAAAGAGAACTTAATACTATCAAGACCGAAGTTCTTAACCTTGGTACAGAATTCACTATCAATATACATACCATTAGTATTGATATGACATAGCAATCCAGATGATTTTACGATACCAATGAACCTGGTAAGTTCAGGGTGAAGGAGTGGCTCGCCCCATCTTACAAATCTAATGTGACAATTATGTGCCGCGCACGCCATTAATATCTTAGTGAATGTTCCGTGCGACATGAAACCAGTAGGTCTCATTGAAACGTTACATCCAGTAGGACACATTCTACAATGAAGATTACACTTATTAGTTAGTTCAACATCTACGTATCTGGGAAAATCTGGAAGATTATTATACTTTTCTTTATTAGTTCCAGAGTCACACTCTTTATATATCTTAGTCCACGGGTTTGTAATCACTTAAGTATTCCTCCGGCATAATATGTAATATCACTCTATCGAATTTACATTCATACGGTTGCCATAATTTTTCGTCAAGCTTTTCCATTCCAAATCTATTAATTTTAACAAACTTGCAATTTGGTATAATGCGCCTTGCGATATTGACTACAGTCTCAAGATACATCATAGGTACTACAGTATCAGTAGTAGTAAGATTAAGGTTTACAATAATAAGGTCCGCCACTTCGCCCATATTAACCCAATACCGTTCCATGTTTTCATCGACAAGCGGCACTTCTTTGATTCCATGTTGCTTCAATCTCCATAACATTTCAGTGAAACTACCACGAGAATTAATAAAGTTACCACTACGTAATATCTGAAATTGGGTTTTACCAGCAGAATAAATATTACCAGATTGCATAATCTGTTCACCAACAAGTTTAGTAGCTCCATATAAATTGACAGGTTCTACTGCTTTATCGGATGAAATAAAGATTACCTTCTTGATACCGCAATCTATCGCCGCCTCCATTACATTGTTAGTACCATCTATATTAGTCTTAACAGCTTCCTGATAATTATAATCAATGATGTCTGCCTGTTTGAGAGCGGCGGTATGGACTACGAAATCAACACCTTTGAACGCCCTGAGTAATCTATCTTTATCCCTGACATCGCCAATCATAAATCTAAGACGGTCATTATTATACCTCAATCTCATGCGATGCTGTTTGTACTCATCTCTACTAAATATAACAATCTGGTCACATTTAGTATCCTTGAGTAACTTATCAACAATGGCAGTGCCAAGACTTCCCGTGCCGCCCGTTATTAAGATTCTCTTGTTTTCAAAAGACATTCTGCTTCCTTCCAATCATCTTCCGTGTCAATATCAATACAAGGATAAAGCCATGTTGACTCATCCTTCCATTTTTTAGTATTTAACATATACTTCCACGAGGCAATAAATATACTTCCATTCCGCTTGCCGTCAGTATTGACTGTTGCAAGTAAATTCTTATCTTTTGAATTTACATAATCCATAGCTACCCATAACACCGACTCAACAGTTCTTGTTGGTGACGTAGGTTGTAATACCATAACATAATCAGTTGGATTATTCATTACTTCCAGTTGTTCCATAATTACACATTCAGTAGATGATTCATCCGTTGCTAATTCTGGGGGACGTTTATACGTAAAGGCTCCGTGATTTGCAGCGACATTAAGTATTAACTCATCATCACTATTCACCCAAATAGATTGAAATATCATAGACTCAAATGCTGTATCTATTGTCCACGCAACCAATGGTTTTCCACATATATCCCTAATGTTCTTATTAGGAATGCGTTTACTGCCACCGCGCGCGGGAATAATACAAGTGAATGTTTTATTTAACATATGCTTTACTCCCTATCTCGGTTTCGCCTGGACGCGGCTTTATGGTGCATACAACTTTAGTGGAATGTCCTATCTTGGGATGGCATTGATTATAAAATCTTTCAAACCAATCTAATTCGTTATTGGCGTTCCATGACTTTTTCCAACATTTACCATCATATAAAATATCTTTATACTTGGCTTTATAAAGCCACGTCTGAACTCCACCTAATATCCCTTCGTCGTCAATATCCATGTCGCGTAAACTATAAGGTTTATGATTCTCGCCTTTTTCATCCTTCCATAATGCAGATACGAAGTCGTAATCCCCAAACTTAAGAAACTTTATCATAGTCTCAAGCATGTCGGGTTCCCATTCATCTTCATCATCTAATCGTGCGATATAATCGAAACTCTCATTAACTTTTGAAAGAGCAAAATTCAAGGCATTACATGGCCCTGCGAGCCACTCAGCCTTTTTATCCCCCTTGGGATAAGTATAAACTTTGTCAATATAATTAACTGTCACCCTATCATCTGTTGGCACGATACCTTCATTTATAAGGCCATCATGTACGATGAATAAATGCCAGTTCTTGTGTGTTTGATTAAGTATAGATTTTAATGCTCGGTCGAGCAGAATCCTCCACCGATTCCTTGTCGGTAATAGTATCGCTACTTTGTCGTTCATTCTTCTGTTCCTTTATGAAATTAAATACCTGTCCTGCACAGTCTGGACATAAATCCGATGGTGACTGTTCTATTTGTCTCGTCAATGGGTTGACTCTAATATACATAAAACCACACCAAGGCTCCATAACTGTTTGAGCGGCATCTTCCTGCTTGCCACAAATATCACATATAATTCTTCGTGCCATTATTTTACATCCTCTGGTTTATGTTTCTTTTCCTCGAAAGGCCTGTACTGCCAAGGAGTCCAATTTGGAAAATCCTTGAAGCCGCCACGTTTAATATATTCCGTCTCTGGAGTAAATGTATGGCCTTTATAATAATTCCTTAATCCACTAAGGTCTATTTCCTCAGTCTTACCATTAACAGCCCAAGGCGATTCCTCACATTTAAGGATGTGATTCATTTCTGGCGATACCCAGTCGAACTTCTGTTTATCATTAGGTTTAGTTTCCATTGGTAAACAGGCAGAACACATTCTGCAAAGTATATCCTGTTGATAAATCCAATCATCAAGTGGTCGTTTCCACCAGCCCTTTGTTACTGGTAATCCTTCTGGATAACCAAGTAGCATAGCTCGTGCCGCGGCAACTTCACAGAAATAAGCACCCATTGGAGTAATAGCCGCCGACCATCTATTATTGACCCAGCAGTTACTAATCAGTCTATTCATTATCTTCTTATCTGATTTAGCATTACCAGTTACTTCGCCATTAAATACTTCCTCAATAGCTATCTGTAACGGCTGATGCCAACACGGCTGCTTTTCTTCATGTTCATTATAAGCAACGAGTTCAGGGTAAAAGGTCTCATTAATAATATCGCGGTACTTATCGAAGTTGTGGCCCATCGTCCATAGTTCACGTCGAGCCTTAACTGGAATATACTTTTGGTATAATTTACATATCTCCTCAAAATGAGGATGAACCGTAGGCTCGCCACCAAACAAACCTATATGTCCTGGAAAGTCCTGTAATGTTTGCAATGACTTTTCAATTTGATATAAAGGCATTACGAAAGGTTTACTCTGGTGAGGAACTAATTGACTACAATGCGAGCATTTATAAGGACACGCATGAGTCACAATAATTTGTATTAGTTTATGATGTTGCGGTAATAACATTTTCTGTTTCCTTAATTAACATTAAACCTATTTGGGCTAACTAACTCATTAGGCGTATTCTTACGTCTCCATTTAGCCACCCATTCCTTTAGTGACCAAACATGAGTTGCGCCCGCCATTGTAGCTCTTTCTAATATAGAGCCATCAGCGAACTTTGCTATCGTATCCGAAAACTCTTCATACGTCATATCGAAATATTCAAGATATTCAGGGAGGAACTTATTAGGTGCTTCTCCGTCGTAAGATTCTATCCATTCAAGTCCTTCTATCTTGTCTGTCCAACCATCACGAATGGCTATAGCTACATCAGAAGTACATCTACCAAATCCAAACTTAACGAACATGAGGTACGCGTGAAGGTCCTGTAACTTATCTGATAGCTGTGCAGTGCCAGTAAATGTACCAATATTTCTAACTGGTTCAGTTCTCATACCTTTTAATACTGCGAAGTCTGCATGTTTATATGGTTGCCAATTCTCAAATCTACTCCATTGTGTGAAGAATAAATTCTTGAATTGTTCGTGAGTCGGAATAGTCCAATCAACCTTACCACCCTGCCAATAGAACTCACTAAGATATTTCAAATCAACAGGTTTGTTCCATCTGTCACGCTCTCTCTGTGAGCCACCATATTCCATTTCACCTTCTTCGCCGTAAACGATTAACGGTATATTTAATTCAGTGGCCTGTTTAAGAATTGTAGCCTGAATAGCACATTCCCACGGATGTTTAGGACGGCCATCTTCTACGAAATATTTTTTTGCCAAAGAGCGATACTTATCTTCTTTAAGATTAATTTCCAGTTTATGAAAATCTTTGCATAAATTCTGGCGATTCCATTGACCAATCTCAGTTTCCAAGTGAGGAATAACTGTCATTAGTAACGGTGTCATTCCAAAATCGAGCATCTTGTATGCTACATAAATACTATCTTTTCCACCTGACCAAGGCACTATAACGTCTGGACTTTTTCCATTACCTCTGTATTTGTCACATAATGTACCGAAGAATTTGTGACGCTTATCCCAATCGATATTTTTCTTTTCTTCTGCCCATCTACAAGCACAACATACTCCATGTTCATCGAATGTTATTCTTGGTCTCGTTGATGGTGTAAAACAATTCTTACAAAACTCTATCATTTCTATTTCCTTATCTAATAGGTGATACTGGTATCGCTCTCCGTTTTGCTAATCCAATACCACACCACGGACATTTTATCATTTCTTTTCCTGGGATTGTGTACGATGGACGTTTACAAGTTTCACACATCCAAGTCTCAATCATCTTAAATACGCCTGGAACCTCATATTCCTTAGTCGGTTCCGGCCATACATCTGGTATATTTGTCTGTTTAATTTCTACTTGGTCAATTCTGTCGGCTATTCTTTCACAAGCCTTACCATCTATTGTACCATAAAATTCTTCTTCAAGTTCTTTAATTGCTTTAAGATTAGCATTGCTCTTACCAAACTCAAGATTTCTGAGAACCTTAACCAATTCATCAGCATCTTCAAAATCCGGTACAACATTAGGATACTTATAACCAGTAACCTGATTAATCATGCCATAGAAACTCAAGGATGGTCTATTGCACAAATGAGCTTCAATAGCCAAAGTAGAACCTGCATGAATAATTACATCACTATTCATAATCGGTATCTTAGATGGACACGGTAAAACAACCTTTAGGTTCTGGTTCAGGGGTCCAAGTGCTTGTTGATATTCCGTAGGTGATTCGCCAACTTTTAATCTCAGATAGAAGTCACAACCTGGATTAGCGGTTATAACTTTTCGCATCATTTCTATCCAAGCTAATCTACCCTTACGATGTCTATTATATGCGTCCGCATGAATAGGACTTCCTGGGGGTGCTTCTGGAACGTTGTACTCTGGGTTCCTATCAGCATGACCCCAACCTGGAGCGAAACAAATACTCTTATTTCTTGTTTCTCTCTCTATCGGAAAACCTTCAAAATAACAATCGAATGGTATTCCACCACAAACGAACAATTTCTCTTTTGGCATGTGACCGTGTTTAGCTACTAAATCAGCAAATTTCTGACTCCAAACTATCTCTAAGTCAGCATTATAGGGCCATGCTCCAACTACTGTTTCCTTTTCCGCATCTTCCATCTTATTCCATGCACCCCATGAAGAGCCGCCTTCTGTGCGCTTTAGGATGGTATATACATCCCACTTCATAAGATTATTAGCCACATCAATGGTGTATTCACATCTTGCTTCTGGTAATATACAAATATCTGGTTTGTAATATAAAATGTGTGGTCTATTGTCTGGGAGGAAAGGTGTTACTCTAACCTCAAAGCCCTTCGCCCTAAGTTTAGTGGCAAGATATTGGTCAACCTGCATATCTCGCTGAGGAAGATTGTCAAATATTAATACTTTACCCTTACTCATTACTGTCTCCTATATACATACGTTTCCAATTATATGTATATTATAACATATTTTTAATACAAAGTCAAGTAAAAAAATAAAATATAGAGGGGAATTTTTATATTCCCCCCTATTAAAAATGCTATTATGTTAATAGCGCGCTTCCAACGGAATATGAATCAAGGCACCAGAAAGCGCCATTATGCCTCATATCCAGTACGAAGCCTGTTTGTGCGTCAATAGTAGCTAATGCTACGTATTTAACTTCTATGGAAGTTCCACCTGCCGCATGGCATTGATATAATCCATAAGCGCTAATCGTTGCCGTTGACGCAGTTGTTGAAGCCGCAGTCTTAATTAGCAATCTCTGGCCTGGATAATTGTGGGTTGGAACTGACAAGCCACATGTAAATAAATCCGCATCAGTTGTGTCGAGATTACATGCTGTCAAAGTTACAACGCCATGTCTAATCAATGGGCAATCGCTAACATTAGCAATAGCAGTAATCGTAACTACCGTTCCAATTGCCTGAACACCACCGCTTTGTGGACCCTCAAGCAGCTGAGCCATGGCTAAACCATTAGCTGCATTCTCTTCCAGAATTTGAGCCGCACCGGCGCCAGCAAAACCAGCGTAAGTAAATTTACCATTTAATGAGGTATAACTTGCGGCACTATTCATACCAACTGTAAAGTTAAGGTATGCGGTTTCATTCTGAGAAGTTGTGCCAATACTAATGACTGCACTTGTAGCAACGTTACAGATTGAACCAGGTTCGTGGATAAGAATCCAGTTCGGGCCGACAACGCCATTACTTTGTCTATCAACAACACCAGCAAAGTTGACATTGTTATTCTGACTTGGAGCTTCTACTTGAACTCTTCGGGCATCACACCAATCCGTGATTGCCGTCAAAACTGTCATTGCATATGCTTCTACCGTCTGGGCTACAGCGTCGTGGTTATAACAAACTGCATAGCCAGTATAAGCGGTATTGCCGCTTGCAAGGAATACTCTTTTTGTTTTGGTTAGTACTCCCCCACCACCTACTTTTGTACTCATAATATTTCTCCTCTGGTAGGCCGTTACGTTTTTCCGTCCCACCAAATAAAAGTTTACTTAGTAATATCCATTACGGTAAACAGGTTAAAATTAATATAGATATTATATATCTATTAATAGGCCGCTTCCCAGTTGCTCAATAAAAAGCCACCATGCCGTCTATTATCACATACATACGCATATGACAAATCAAGATAAACGGTAAACACGTTATGTTGACCTACTTTATTCATAGGTTTATTCCATCTAAAGTTTTCATTACCAAGAACGACCGGATGGAAGTGATTATGGTTGATACCATAAATCGGATTCTTGCCATAAACGTATGTAAGTTCGTCATCGAGTACATCTACATACATAAACGGAATGCCTTTGAAGATTGTAGCGCCAGCATATTTACCGAAATCGTATCCGATATTATCATCAGACTTTGTCGCCAACTCTTCAATCTCATCCAGTACCGCACTATTGGTATAGAGACGGAAATTACTGAAATCACTCTTCGGGTCAATAGCCTGGCCCGCAACTCTCGGTGTCTGGAATTTAGTTTTCCTGAACGCCTTCCTTAAGATTTTCATCAGCGGGTCGCCAAGATTATCGCTGTGATTGGCGTACCAGTTAGCCCATTTCGGGTTAGCGGTTGACGAACAGGCAAGCCCACCTATTGAGGCCATACCAGATTCACTATCATCACTGGTCGTATAATCTGGTAGATAACCTTCAAATGCACCAGTTACAGCACTTGTATCCGCCTGACAAATCCAGCCAGGAATACCAATTGGAGCGCGAGTATCGGAAGCTGATGCTGGAGTTTTCCATGCAGCCTCTTCCAAATCATCAGCAGTCTCCCTTGCGCAGTTCATTCTTCTATTCTTAAAGAGATTGAATATACGGGTCTTATTACCCATATTAATCGCAAGCTCTTTCATTGAATAAGAGAAACTATTCTGATAATGCACCCAACCCGTTTCAGCCTCTACACAAACATTGGCTACGTTTGGTGTATCGGTTTCGTAATCGTTGACGTGTGCGCCATTACCAGTATCTTTAAGAGTCAAGTCCCATGTAACTTTCTTGCCACCGTCGAGACTTTTCTTATCGCCAGCAAACCATCTATTAACTACTTCATATGTGTTATGGTTAAGAGCTACTTCAACTGCATCCTGTTTGAACGCATTCATTGTAGCATAACCAAGGTCGATAGCCTGTTCTAATGTGATTCCACTATCAGTCATTGTAACCCCCTAATCTTCGTATTAACCCAAATTTAACCCCATGTCCGTCGCAGCTTTTTCCATCGCAGCCATAACTCTTTCATCGTCATTTTTGAATTTCTGAGCCTTTTTCTGTCCACCAGGACGAGGCGAAAATCTCTTTTTCTGATTATCAAGTTTTCTACGAAGGTTATTTTCTGCTATTCGTTCAGGGTTACTATATATGCCATGATAAGCCTTGACTGCCTTATCGAGATTATCAGTAACGGATTCGCCGTTGACATTAGCAAGCATGGCCGCAATTCCATATACCTCTTTACGTGCGTGAGCTTGCGCCTGTGTCAAAGCACGAGAATCTCCAAGATTTATATCTTTCGTATCATCGAAAAATCTATCAATTTTTCTAGAGAAATCGTCCTGCTCTTTAGCATCCCTTTGTACTGATGTACTATTTATCTTAAATAATTTCTCGTTAGCGTCATTAAGTTTATCAATAACAGCATTCTGGTTATCTACGAACTTTTTCAAAATACGCTTTGTGGACTCATCCATGTCCATTGTATCATCGTCCATTACTACGTGAGCTATCTTATCAGGCTTAGGAACCTCTTCATTTACTACCTCACGCTTATCGGTCTCAACAGTCCTTGAAGCTGATAGTAATTGTTCTCTGGTATTAGCCAAAGCATCTAATATTTCAGGCTCTTCTTCAAATAATTTAATGATTTTCTCATCACTAAATCCAGCGGAACGTCCCGCCATTACCCAATTATCGGGTATTTCAACCTCCTCATCAGCTTCGTCGGCCTCAGCCTCGGCTTCATCGTCAGGAGGATTAATATCGTCTCCAGTTTCCTCATCTACTTCTTCATCGTCAGTTTCTTCTGTCTGCTCTTCTTCTTCGTCACTTTCTCGTAAATACGGGTCAGTGTCCTCGGTGTAAGCATCATCTGTTTTTCTTCGATGGGAACTTTTTTCTTCATCACCTTTTGTTTCCTCTATACCAAGAATTTTATTATATTCATTCTCTAATTCCTGTGGTACTTGTTCATCATTTAATGACATTTTTTATCTCCAATTAAAGTTCATCGTAACCACGTCGCTTCATTTCCATTTTCTTATGAGCGCGATTTTTAATCAACAAATCACCCGTCTCTGGATGATACTCACTACCTGGATATAATTTCTGGAATAATGGAATCTCTTCTGGATTACATCCCATAGATGCACTCCATCTAAGATTATCTTCTGCCATATTATTCTCATTCTTGAAATCATAAATTATTTTATATTGTCTACTACCGCATTCAGGACAAGAGTTGGGTGATTTACCATAATCGCAAAACTCCTGATGCCAGCACTTTTTATTTTGACACCAAAACAAATTCATTATGACACCGCCACAAACATGATTTCAGCTACAGCAATTGCAGTCTGAGCTTCCGCAAAAGGAACACAACTAACTGTAGTCTTAAAAGTAAACATATTAAATTGGCCTTGCGGGATAAAACAACACTGAGTGACCATAGGAGTAGAAGCTACGGGATTAACATACAATCCGCTGCTTATAGCCCTAACATACATAGCAATTAACTCTCCACTGATAACACCTATAATATCTATTGGTGCGGTAGTAGTGAATGTCTGAGTATAGGGACCACCGTATTTAGTGGGAGTATCAGAAATAGCGGCAAGACAACTTACTTGCTTATCGCTACCTGAACCTATAACCTCACCATATATTCTGAATTTTGAAGTAACTGCCATTATTTTATCCCCACAACTTCTATTTGTTTTATAACGCCAAAAGGAATAACCATCGTATCATTATCACCATCATCGGTAAAGGAATGAGCTACTATCATACTCTTATCTTTATTAGCTATATGATAGCCGAGAGTCTTAACTAAACAAGGACGCGCCTCTATAGAATCACTATGTTTGCGCCATGACGCATCATCAACAATATCTTCCCATGTTATTTGTAACATAGTGTATTTTTTGAATTTTTTAATTCGCATTCTTTTTAGCTTTCAATTTTTTCTTCTTGCCCTTCGGTTTGCTCCCGTACTTCTCCGACCATCGCTTCGCTATCTCTGGCTCGTTCATCCATAGGTATCTCCTTTGACGTTCCGAAACAAATGGACTCATATTTTACTTCTTTCTAAATATTGTAATGCTCTTTTTAATTTTATAGGATTTTCAATTATATTTAATGCTGAATTACAATGACAACAAATTATGCCCCTAACCTTTCCATTTTCATGGTCATGGTCGATTACAGGGGAATCGAGATTACGATTACATATTGGACAAATTGAATATATTTTTAACATTTCCAAATACTCATTGTACGATATGTTATACCTTTTCATTATTGCTCTTGATTTTGTATCTGGTACACAAATCTTACACCATTTCTGAGTATTAGACTCAACTAAAAACTCTTCTCCGCAATGTAGGCAATTCTTCTTTTCATTTCTCGAAATACATTTCTTTTTTAAGTTAACATTTCTATCAGTGTATTGTCTATGTAAACATTCTTCTGAACCACAAGTTCTTAAGTATCCTTTATGTCGTCTCTTAATTCCTCTATAATTAATTTTGGCTGGTCTATCGCAGTATTTACATTTTCTTTCAAGTTTGTTATTTCTGGACGACATTCATCTCCCTTTTCCTTTAGTAAATCATAGGCCTTTACAAAAGTTAGTCTATCTTCTTTTTCTACTTTATAATCTTTATACATTATTCTTAAACACATACCCTTGTTTGGGTATTTAATCATATACTGAATAAAAATTTTACAGCTTGGTTTCATTTAATGTTTCCTCTAAATTTAACGCATCAATTGGTATCACTATTGAAAAACTATCAAATCCATATCGAACACCAACAAGAATGCCTATTAATTCTCCGGCATCATTAATTACGGCGCCACCACTATTACCTGACCATGCGGCAGCATCAACAGTAATTAAATCTATATCACCAAAAATCCTATCACATCTACGTGAGGTACAAGATATTATTCCTTTTGTTACAACATCACTTTTAACACTAAAGGGATAGCCAATAATATAAATCGTATCTCCAACTTTTATATCAGAAGATTTGCCAATTCTAATAGGAGGTGAAAGTAATTTAGATTCGGTATGAATAATAGCTGCATCAAACGGATAAATAAACATACTATCGCTTTCGGCATAATAATCACTTTTATCATCTGGAAAAATATTTAGTCCCAATGAACCATATGCCACATGCCCAGCAGTCAATAATGTGTCATTATCTAATACTATAGCACTACCACTCCATCCAGCATTAGCTTCAACATAAACAATGGAATCTAATGGGAAATTAGTTTTTTCAGGAGTATAATCAACGATAGTTATATCCTGATTAATCGAAATACCATAAACAAATACAATAATTATTAAAGATATTACACATAGAGATTCAAAGACTTCAATTATCTTTTTCATTATTTACCTTCCCGCGTTGCCATTTGGGATTTATTACTATTTCGTGATGCTTCACTACTCCCGAACTGGTCGCGACCTTGTCCAGATTTTGGACGTTCTGTTTCTCCGGTGACTTCACCTTGAACTGGTTGGTATGGTCCAACATCCGTCGATGGAGGGGCCATAGTTTTCCACCATTCACTAATATTAGTAACGCCAAGATAAGGTGCAGCTTCCTTAAGCAACTCAGTAACATTGAGCGTAGCGCCTTGCGTGGCGGCAATTGGGAGTAATGGTATAACAATCTGTGATACCAGTTGTAATAATCTTTGATACCTCATCTCTGGATTCATTCGAGACATGCTGTAAGGCTCGATATTAAATGAGTAATCAAAGAAGTCTCCTTCTTTTGCGGCTTCACTATATTCAACTTTCAAGTCCATTCCAGCAACTCTCTTGATTACTGGTATAACTTTCAATGGGTCTGTCCATAAACACCATGCAAGTTTTCTTGATAGGGATGCAGTAAAACCATATACCTGATTAGACATATCGTCTATCTCTCTTAGGGCATTACTCTGCATCATTTGTTCCTGGCCCAATGTTGGTGCGCCCAATTGACGGCCACCAGTGACATCGAGATTAGGTCCAGTCTGAGAATATTGAGCGAGCATGAACTGTAAGAAAGGAAATGATTGTGGATTAAATCCACCAAATGTAACTTCGTTTACTGCGTTAGCATCTGATACACCAACCAATTCTCCGTGACCAGCCCTCTTAATCTGTTCTGCATCATCACTGGCTTCGAGATTATAGAGGCCAATAGTCTTTTCTCGTTCAACCATATCCTTCATTTTCATAGCCATTAGATTGACTATTTTATTCAAGTCGAGCCATGTATAAACTGGAGGAATAGGTATGATTGTATTTGGGAATACTCTATAACACAAAGTATCGAACGGTCCAGTTTCATCACCTTCCCATTCGACAGTTCTTAGAATTTTATTTCCCATACCTTCTGGGGGTATAGTAACAACGATACCCTCATCTGGTAGCCATAAATCTATTAATTCAACAGTAGGTCTGAGTTCATAATATTCATTATGTTCAAAGTCTGGTGTTGATATTTTCTTAAGGTTCGTATCCTTACCATATAATTCCATATCTGGAGTAAGTTTATCGTAATGTTTGAATAGTCCAGATTCTTTAACATACCATTCTGGGACCCTGTATTTATGTCCTTCAAATTTCACTTCATATCTACTACGTGCCGCACAGTCAACAATATAATCATTGAAGTCAATTCTATCGCAATAGGGTTGACCCACAGCAGCTAACTCGCCAGCAACCTCAACATCGTGAGAATGCATTATACCGGTCTTGACTATTCCCATACAGAATAAAGAATCAAGAACTGCAAGTCTTAATGTTTCTGAAAGTTTTATTTCTGTGAATAAATGGTCTAATGCTAATTCAAGTGTGTTAGCGAATGGTTTAACGTAAGGATTATTTATATTGTTCTTAGGTGAAATCTTAACTCTTGGATTCTGTGAAACGAGGAAGGGGAGGATAATCTGGATACCACGGTCAATGAGGTTCAGGGGTAAGGGTTGTCGTCCAGCCATATCACCGCCATAAAATCCATTGGCATATAATGACATCATTTTATACCTGGTCTGTCGAACTGGTTCAAGCATTTTATATGACATCTTCACCGCTTCCTGCAATCTCTGAGGATACGGCTTCATTGATTTACTTTTATTGTCCATTACCAAGGTTCATTCCTCTTTTTATCTTTTTGTTCTTTCTCATATAAATATCTTCGGTAGGCTATACTATTACCATTTTCTTTAGCCATCTCGCGCGCTGCGGCCTTATGAAATACTGACATAGCCTTTACTGCCATGCCATCCGCTATAACTCTATCGCCGTGCGCTGATTGCGCGCCACTCGATTCATCTTCACTTAATGACAATCCAATATCCCTATTCTCATAAAAGATATAATCATCATATTCATTTATCGAATCTTCATCGTAAATAATTAAACTTTTATACTGAGGATTACTCCTGATTCCTTCGCCTATGGCTGTTCTCAAATCCATTAACAAGTCAAACTTCTGTGGCTTGCCTGAACACCAGCCATACACATTCCTCCGTGTTGCGCTTCGTTTGCGTTCATCAACATCAATGTAAACAAAAGAATAACCGAGTTCTCTTCTGCGCTTATTAAATACTTGTCCAACCCCATTGGATTCCCAAGTAAGGAATGGTCTGCCTGATGCTCCGCCAACCCAGTGGCATAATGCCACGATGTAAGTTGTAAACTCTTCCGGCGACAAGTGCGGAGAAACAAAGCTCCCAATTTTTTCATTTGTATTAACGTCCACGATTGTGGCAGTTGAGTTAGATGCTCCCGTTCCAAGGGAAATATCGCACGAGACAATGTAATTATGAGACTGATTAAGCCTTCCATTCTTTAATTCCTGCCATAATTTTAGGCGATTGGAACCCCAATCTTTCTTGAATTCTATATTGCTGAAATTATTCTTGTCTTTAAGTTTATAATAAATTTCGCCAGTAATATTCGGTTTCCGACAGTATTCAACCCTTATTCGCTGTAACACCATAGGGTCGAATAGCATTTCAGTGCTACCCATTGGATTCATATCAAGGTTAGTTGCTATATCCCAAGGGTCCCTACGGGTGCATTCTTTATCGTACCATTGGCTACGCCACTTATCAGAGCCGTCAGCTATTAAAGATAACTGTGGCGTTTCACCTTTAGCCATGCACTCCACTTCAAAGTCGGAATGCTTGAAAGGCTCGTCCGCCTTAATGTTATCGAACAAGCCTGGATATTTTGTTTTGTAGTATTCTACGTCCCTAATTGATACATAGTTCAAGCTTGGACTACGATATAATCCTTCCGTCTTGGCTGGATTGCGCCACCAAGGTAAGCAGAAAACTTTTATCTTACCGGAGAACCGGAGCTTTGCAAATGGATGCGACCGTCCGTAAAAGTGGGTCGAATTATAGAGAACGCAGTCTGAAACGTCAGCGACCGAATCCCTGATACTTTGTGCCACTCTGGGTTCAACACGCCCGAACTCATCGAGTAAGATAGCTGTTCTTCTATCTCCTGCGCCGAAATTTTCGTTTGTTGCTTCGCCATCAATAACCGTCCCATTATCTAAATTCTCAATGTGCATATGGGTCTTTACCATAGCCGGATGCATCCATGCGGGAACATGACAAATACCATATAAAATTTTGTGAAATATACTACGCGCTGAACCAGTAACCCTTTGATTGGTTAAGTCGATACAGGTTGATGAATCTACGTAGTCCTCTTTTCTTGAACCTACAAGATATGAACCACCAGGAGATAACATGAACTCTAAGGCAAAATACTTGGATATGAGTTCCGTCGCTCCTTCATCTCGACTCTTCTCCCATAACTCATCGTGCTGGTTATCTATTGCATCCTTAAGCCTGTCAACTGCTAATTCCTGATGAGGCCTGAGTATGAATGGCAAATGCCTTAACCCTGCCTTATTCCTTGGGTTAAACGTCCACAACAGGAGGTTGTAGGCTATCTGAGGTTTAACCGCTATCATTTCGAGAACCGTCTTTTGCAGACCTTTGTCGGCTACTGAAATCTCAGCAAATTTCTTACGAAACTCGATATTTTCCTGGATGTTCTTGGGTATTATCTGGAAGAAACTATCAGGAGTATCAATTTTAATCGTATTCATTTATACCACAGCACTTACATTGGTCCCATAGTAATGGGTCCCAATCATCATCCTTTGGATAATCAAGTAATATACAGTACGAATAATGGTGTTGCCAATCTTCGTCCGGCCAAAACTCTCGGTAATATGGGCAATGACAACGATACCCGCTATTACGTTCATAACAATAATCCCCTTTAGGAATCTTGAATTTCGCTATTAACCTCTTTATCCAACTTATCTTCTTCATCTTCGATTACGACGCTCTTTATTTTCTTTCTTGGTGTTTCTGATAGTAACTTACCAGCTAATTTGTCAATAGCCTCACTTGCTAACTTACCATCAATTCTAACACTAATAGTTTTATTATCGGTCTCTATCACCTGTTTAGGAGTTACCCAATCATAACTGCCATCGCGCCTTGCCATATTCAAAAGTAGGAATGTGAGGAGGTTGTGATTGCCAGTCTGATGCTGGACGAAGGTGGTAGTTTCAATAACAGGTTGACCATTCTTATCGGTCTTTTCTACGGTCTTGGAGGAGGTGTAATCGTAGCCGAGGGCTTGCTTGATACCAGATGCCACTAATCGCTTTTTAGTTATCAAAGAGCCTTCTTCGCAAGCCACCAAAAATTCTTCATGGCTTTTCTTCCACTGCTCTATCGTCTCTTTGGCTACCCCAAAAGCATATGCCAAATCCTTGACTGTAAAGCCAGCGGCTACTAATCGCTCTGCTACGTCCGAATATTCTGGCTTATATTTTGAGGTTCCGTCGCCATGAGGATGGGTGATAATTGCGTCGGCCTCCATGGGATTAACTTCTTTTGTCACGTCTCACCATCTCACAAATCTTATGGGTTATTCGACAACTACCAGAACGCGGCCTAATTGACAATCTGTTGATTCTCAAAATAGCTCTGGCCTCACGCTCCGCCTTCTCATCAATCGCATCCCAACACTTCATAGAACCTCCGTAAAAATTTGGGTTGTTTTGGGTACAACCCCTAAACCCATCGACTGCATGATACAGCCGTCATTAAAACTCGTCGGCGCTTTTTCGTATGGCTCTCACGAGATTATTAACTTTCGCGGTCCCTAACAGGCCATAATGGTTATAAACAATTATGTCTTTAAGTTATTTATATTTAAGACATATTCAGGGTAAAGTAATAACCCCTGGTTATATTTCTAATTTAGGGTTAATGGTTATAAACTTATAACCCCTGTTAGTATTATACTTAAAGGGTTTATTATAATAAACAATTTACTTTAGTAAAATAATTTATAAAAATAAAATATAAATTATATTATAACCCATAAAATTATATATATTTCTATATGGCGAGTCGAATAGTTCCTATAATAACAATTGTAAACTATACAATAACCCAGAAAAAATCTTAAAAAAAAATGAAACATGCTACCGGTTTGGGTTACCGCGAGAGAATCTTTAGGAGTTGGGAGGTCGGAAATAGGGTTGAATAAAAGATGTGTACTATCCAATATCGTAGTAAAATTTAGTGGCAGGAACGTCGTAATCTTCATCGTTAATTACGGTAGTAAGTGAGACGGGATTCTGCATAGAATTGTTCGTGATGTGCATAGCCTTACGCATCCCCTTAACCCTCTTCCAGGCTTCGGGATTACGTCTGGCGAACCTCTTAAAGTAACCTCGCACGTCGTGATTATTAATACCAAAGGCCGCGGCGATATCTGCTACACTCATCCCTGAACCTATAGGTCCTGGAAGGTACATAGAAATCAACTGTTTCTCTCTCTCAGTTATGTCAACATAGTTACTCGTTTCAGTTTTCTCACACAAAACCTCAGTTTTATTATGAGACGTTACTACCATAAGAGAATCGTACTGCTCAGGACTCTTCTTGTGTATTAAACACATGGTTTTCTTGATATAATTATGAGATTTATGTAGCTTCTTGGCTATTTTAGCGTAAGATAAGCCCTTACCAGTAGGTTCAGGTGCAGCTAACATGAATATTTCAAACTCATTAGGTGTAACTTTACCAATAATCGTGTTCTCAAGATACATCGGAAGCTTCTCACCCCTCTGTTTCTCTCGCCATCGCTTCATGTAAGCCAATCTTTCATTTCTATCTTTTATCATATTGTATATTATACCATATTTTCAGGGAAAAAGCAAGGTAAAAGTTTCGCTAGAGGTAACTTTATTTTAGCCCCCAAAAATATATATAAAATTTTTTAGGGGGTTAACATCCCCACGGTCCATTCTTTTATTTCCACCCCACCTACCCATTACTGTTATAGGACGTACCATGTGTGCCGCCCGTGCCGCCCGTAGTGTGTGTATCATGTGTATCTATTGTATCATCTATAAAGTCAATAATGTCCATGTCGTGTTGCGCATGTGTATAGAATATAGGGGGTTTGGGGGTTATCCCGCCCATACCACCTATATCGATTATGCCATTTATGCCAATTTTAGCACTAATAATGCCCATATTGATTGTAGTGATTATGCCTATTGTACTGGTTATGATGTTTGTACTGATTATGCCTTTTATAGTGTTCAGGTCAATTATATCCATCTTATTGATTGCAATCCCGTTGACCAAATATCGTCCCATAACACAATTTTAACAAAATTAAAATATTTTTTATTTTTTATTTGCATTTTTATTTTTTTGAATTATACTTTGTTTATAGCGATTGTGCTATTTTGGAGGATTAAAAATATGAAGTGGTTATGCAATAGAATAGATTGCGATTTATATCCGATAGTATTCTTATCAGTATTCGCATATATCGCATTGATGTAAAAATTATTTTATTTTTTATTTGTATTTTAGAATTTATGTATTATACTTTGTTTAGTGGTTAATTGACAAGTTAATAGAGAAAAAACGAAACAAGCAAAATAACTTTTTTAGGGGTAAATATTATGGCAACAAAAACAATGATAAAATGTCGAGGTTGTGGTAAAGAGATTGAAGTAACATTAAATCCGGACGGTACGCCAAATCGCAAAGATTGTAAAGAATGCGCCTTTAAGCGATTGGCAACATACCGCGTCAACAAGATATTGAAAGACTTTGAATTGCTTGAAAACCTATCAAGTAGTCAATACCAAAAAACAGACGAACAAATAAGCAAAATTAAACGTGTTATTACCGAAAAAATGCAAAAAGCATTATCGGCAATTGAAGGGACGAAGACAGTAACAAAAGATACATTTACACTATAATATAGTGTATAACATGGCTATTGTATATGCACCGCAATACAATGTTCGTCGTCGATACAATAGCCTTTTATGCACTATGTTAATAAATAAATGAGAGGATAAAAAAATGTATAGTAACAATTTTAAAAACGAAATGGATGAGCAAGCAGAAAGAGAAAGTATTGTAATTAAGACAATGAATAGAGATAGAGTACGTAACCATAATCGGCGGCCTATCACTAAAAACCGTTTGACATATACGCAAGCATTATCAACGGCACGTTGGGATACATTGGTACGCAAGGCTATTGACAGAGAATTGAATAGTAAAATAAGTTTATAATTGAGGGATATATGAAATCAATAGCGATATTCTTATTAGTGATAATAACAGTAATTACATATAGCAGGTTTATAAGATTGTGAGGAGGATATATGGATTTATTTTTAACATTATTATTAATCGTATATAGATTTTTTACTGAATTAGTATTACCGATATTATTGGTTATTTATTGTAGAAATATATACACCATATGTTTTTTATTAATTACAGTATTTATGCAATTATTAAGTGTGGTTATAGTAAATTCACGTAAACAAAAAAATTAATTTGCATTTAACGAAATATGTATTATACTTTATTTAAGGGGGCGAAATATGGAATACGAAGTTTATACTAATGAAGATGGATTATATTATGTAGTAGGTGAATGCGGTCAAACGGATTGCTTTGTAGATAAGGATGAGGCTATTGCGGCGTATTGTGATATTGTCAATAATGAATGTTGTGATTGTGAAGATGATTTATTTGACAATATATTTGATGATGATATAATATCACCTGATACAAGATATTTTTAATCACGGGGGGGATTAAATGAACGATAGACAAAAGAAATTATTAGATGAATTACTTAATATTATTAATAATCCAGAACACGATTTAAGTGCTGACCATGATGGATGTATGGGTAATACACATATGACCGATACTAACGGAATAATTGTGGATATAATTAAATTTGTGGAAAGTGAAAACTGTATAAGATTATTAAAAGAGGACTAACTTATGGATGATAGATTAACAGGGTTTCAAGAGCAAGTATATGAATGCCAGGAATGTAAGGCATTAATGAATGAAACAAGTATTAAAGGAATAAGACAATTGGATGGAGGATATATATTGCCATGTGTAGTGTGTGGTAGTGAAAATATAAAATTGTATCAAGAGGGTAAATAATATGTGTCTATCAGTAGAATATGATAAAAGAAGTAGAGAGTTTAGAAGATTACCGGATAAAATTAAAGGTTACAAGGTAATAAATAAAGAGGGTAATGAATTACCACATGCCAACGGTAATGTTAAGGCTGGTATAAATGAATTTTTATCTAATCTTGTCTATATGGGTGATGATAAATATTATAAAGGCGGTTCTCATGTATTTTTAGACAAATGGGACGCTTTTAATTTCAAAAAGTTTTGGCAAAGGGTTATTGCTGTTCATTTTAATAAAAAAGATATAAATACTTTCGGCAGACAAGACTTAGATGATTCAAGTTATACAGTTACAGTTAAGAAATTTACTGTTAAAAGTCTAAAAAGTATTCAATGAGGGTTAAAATATGAAATTATTTGTGTGGACTGGCTTTTGTCCTGATTATACTGGCGGTCTTGCAGTAGCATTAGCTAAGAACGAGACGGAGGCTCGAAAACTAATTATTGAAGAGCGTGGCTTTAGTGAACCGTATAATTGGGGAACATTAACTGTGTATAGAGTTGATAGACGTTGTGCTATTAGTGTTAGTGGTGGAGGGTAAATGATATGAAATGTGATTATTGTGGTAAAGAAGTTAAGGATGATGATTTAGAAGAATTGGTAGTAGATGGCGAAACAATGAATGTATGCAGTGAATGTAAGGATGGGATTGAAAAGTGCGATGATTGTGGTGAATGGACGAGACAGGGTACGCATGATGTATATCACGATAGACATGAGCGGCAAGTTTGTGATTCATGCTTTGAAGAAAATTATCGTGAGTGTGAAGATTGCGGTAATTACTTTCATGTAGATAGCATAAATTACATAGAGAATATAGATAGGTCTATATGTGATGAATGTCATAATAATTATGTTATGTGCGATGGTTGTGGTGGTACTTTTCATGTTGATGATATGCAGGATAATTATTGTGATAATTGCCATAGCGACGACCATGAAGATAGTAATTATCCATCACATTGGAAAATACAGAAAACATCAGAAGATGTTGCCGGCACGCCCATCTTTGGCGTTGAATTAGAAGTGGGTTTTAAGGATGATGATTTCTGTGAAGATGATATGATGCTATATGATTGGGTATCCTATACAAGGGATAGTAGTATTGATTACTCATATAATATGGAATTTCTTATACATCCGATGTCATGGAGTTGGATTAAAAAGAATTACGAACAAATAGAATGCTTGCTGAATAAGATAAAATCATGCGGCGGCAAGGTTGATAGCAGTTGCGGCATTCACATCCATGTGAATAGAGATGCCTTTAAGGATTTTGCTCATCTATACAGGTTCTTTAAGTTTATTCATGGTAACGAAGAATATTTCTCTGAACATAGTGGCAGAAAACATCACAATGATATAGATGCATGGGCAAAATTCAGGCCAAGCGAAGTTGATGATTGTGATACTCAGGCCCAATTATCGGATATGGGCAAGTATCGGGCGGTCAATCTTGTGCATTATGAAACAGTAGAAATAAGGATATTCGCCGCCACATTAACTTTCTCTAAATATGTAGAGAATATAAGATTGATAAGGGATGTATTTAACTATACTGCCGATGATAATTGTGATATGGATATAAACAACTTTGCTACTTATCATGCTGATTCTGATACAGTAAAACAGTTAGCTTTACAAGTGGAGGAATAATGGCACGTGAAAATAGATGTGATAATTGCAACAAGCTTATTAATGGAGATGAGTATGTAATCATTGACCATTCAGGAAATTGTTTCTGTTTTAGTTGTTACCATAGAGATATAACCCAAAAACATATTAGATATTGTAGGGAGTGTGGTAAGAGAGTTTTAGTACATCTTAACGTTATAGGCGATGTGATATGTTTGGATTGCAAAAAGAATATAATTTCCTGTAATAGATGTGGTCATATTATTGAGAATAAAGAATATGTCGAACGTGATAGTGAAAAGATTTGTTATTCATGTGTACATAATGGAGGTTTAATTAGAGACTATTCCTACAATCCGCCCAATCCTACATTCTATGGTGCTAATTCAAGGATTGGTACGTTATTCATGGGGATAGAGTTAGAGGTATACAATGATTGTGATTATCTATATACGAAAGATATAGATTCTAAATATTGGTATCTCAAATACGATGGCTCAATAAGTCATGGATGTGAGATAGTATCGTATCCAATAACATTTGAATATCTCAAGAAGAATAAAAATATTATATTAGATATTGCTAAACTTGGAGAGGGCGGTGAAATATATAGTAATGCGGATGAGAATTGTGGATTACATATCCATTTATCTAAGGCGGCTTTCGGTAACTATCACTTATGGAAGTTTATGCGATTTATATATTCTTCTCACAATAGAACGTTTATCTATAGAATAAGTGGCCGTAATGAGAATAGTATGAATAGATGGGCTAAAGTGACTGGCAGTAATTATATAAAAGCAAGAGCTAAAAACTTTAGTCAATTAGATATGGATAGACACGCCGCTGTCAATTTGTTGCGGCGGGAAACAGTAGAGTTAAGGATTTTTGTTGGTACATTAGACCCTGTAATATTATGGGGGAGGATTGAATTTACTCATGCATTATATGAATATACAAGAGTTGCGAATAGCGGCGACCTTACTCATGGTAAGTTCAAAGTATATCTTGATAGCAGGTCTAAAATGTATCCTAATGCATTGAAATTAATAAGGGAGGTTGCATGTGCGTAATAATCGTAAAGAAAAAGGATAAAAATATAACAAGACGAGAGTTGAAAGAATGTTGGGATTTTAATCCAGATGGTGCGGGCTTTATGTATGCAGCGAATAACAAGCTACATATATCTAAAGGGTATTTCTCTTTTAGGGCGTTCTATCATGTGTTTAGAAAATATGAACGTTTATATCCCGAATCGGATTTTGTAATACATATGAGAATAGCTACGAGTGGTAAGAAGGATTACGATAATTGCCACCCATTTATAGTGAATGATGGATTAGCTTTCGCTCACAATGGTATTTTCTGGGGACTCGGTGATAAAGAACATTCAGATACTTATATCCTGAACGAGGAAATACTGAGTAAATTTCCAAGAAACTTCCTTGATATACCAGAGATTTTTAAGGCTGTAACTGATTATGTCATAGAGAGCCATAGTAAATTGGTATTTATGGATAATCAAAACAAGATTACTATTGTGAATGAAAAAGCAGGTACATGGGACGATGGGATATGGTATAGTAGTGGACATTATATGACCAAGATATATACGCCATCATCTTATAAAAGTTCTTACTATAACAAGTCTGCTACTGGCGGCCACGATGAATATGATAATGAAGGTAGGTCTATATATAAAGCCAGTGAGGTATATTGCTTTAGTTGTAATACGTGGATTAAACGTGATGATGTACAGAATGTGCATGGCAATTGGGACACTTGTCCTATCTGTGGTGAAATAATGGCTGAGGACACAAATGATTATTTGTGGAATAGAAAATGAAAACATATGTCAAGAGTAGATTTAGTACGGAATATCTCGTGCTTGAAATAAGACAATGTGATAAACTTCTATGTTTAGATATTAAGCGTAACAAGGAATGTGTAATTAATAAGAATGTTATTGTGTCGGGCGACGATATGATTATGAAGTCATTTATGTCGCAGGACATTAGTGATAATAAGCCTGTCGAGGCTGTAAGTGGTAATAGAAGGGAAGGTGTTATGTGTGCTGATGTAATAGTACCTCGCCCATCATCTCCTTGGCATAGAGTTGACCCTGAACATGTGGACGAAGTAAGATGTAATACTTATGAACTATTGCTCGCCGTGCCACGTATTGAGCCGAATGATTTTGGCGAAAGACATGACCAAGCTCTACATGAGGCTATGGAAGCATTACGTACACAATTAAGAGGAGGAGAAACACCGTTTTAATAAGGAATAATATGAAACTAACTAACGAACTAAAATATCCAGAATCAGTATATAATGCGGCACTGGATTCTATATATAAACCATTACCCGATAAGATAAGAGTAACCGAACTCATCTCTCCGCCGCTCATAAGAACATTAACCATGCGGCATTGGGATGATATTGTAGTGGATGTAGATGATTTCTTATTATCTATGTTTGGTACTGCTTTCCATAAATTCTTAGCCAGTTATGAGAATAAGGATAATACCATCTTTGGTCAAAGATTTGATGTTAAGGTAGGTGATTACGTATTAACTGGAGAACCTGATAAGTTTAATGTCAATACTGGAATACTCGAAGATTATAAAACCACTTCGGCGTGGTCGTTTGTATTCGGCCATAAAGAGTGGGAGGAACAGCTTAATCTATATGCACATCTATTAAGATTGCATGGGTATAAGGTGTATGGACTATTAATTAATGCGTTCTTGCGTGACTGGACTCTTAATCAGTCTCGTCAGCGTGGTCGTTGGGATTACCCAGATAAAAGATTCTATGTATGCAGAATGAAACTCTGGGATTTAGCGGATACAGAGAAGTTTATTGATACTAAAATTACTGATATTATTACTAATCCTGAACGCGAGTGTACGCCAGAAGAGAAATGGGAACACCCCACCACTTACGCAGTAATGAAAGATGGGCGTAAGAATGCTGTGAGAGTACTTAAAACTAACGAAGCGGCATTGGACTGGATAGAACATAATACTAAAGGTGCTGAACGAAATAAAATAACAATAGATGTAAGACAGGGAGAGTGTGTGCGTTGCAACGGATACTGCGATGTTAGCAAATTCTGTCCGTATTTCAAGGGGGATAATAATGAGAGAGACTAATATTATTAAAATGGACAAGGAAGGTACTGCTACATGCAGGTGTCACTTCTGTCAGAAGATTGTTAAGGTGCATAATTATCTAAAAGAGAGGCAGGACATATTAGAATTTAATATGTTATCGAAATCCGAACTAAATAATGGTTGGCCTCACGTACTTTGTGAAAATTGCTATACATCTGATAGGACAGAAAATATAGCAGATTGGTGGGCAAGGTTTATATGTGCAAACGAACCCTCTTATAGTATTAAACAGAGACAATGTAGTTACGATGAATATGATGATTACGATGCCAACTATCCAAGTTGGTGGTATAAAAGATTTGGCACTGGTTATAATATGGGATTTAGTTCATATAGTAAGGAAGGTGCGGGGTTATCTAAGCTACGTGAACTTGTTAAGAAATATAGTGGTGAGTGTACTGATATAGTTAAAGTGGAGGCTAATAATGGGTAATTATACAGACGAAGAAAAACTGGCGTTTGCCAAAAGGGATAGAGAGATTGTAAGGATGAACGCACTGAATAGGGCAACAGATTTAATAATAGCCCTGAAAGGGCCAATGGTGGATGTGAATATCTGTGTAGATACTATTGAAGAAGTAGCTGATAAATTTGTGAATTGGATAACATCCCCGCCCGATGATAAATGCAAATGTGTGGGCGGGTGTGCGGGCGTAGAAGATGCTCACTTCGAGCCGGAGTCGCCACTAACTAAGAATTATCCTATCCCCGACCCAACGGAAATGGATGTATTAATGTTGATAGCTAAGGAGTTGGCGGCTCAATGTCCAGATGGTTTCAGTGTAGATTTCGATAAAGTGTGTATCGAAGTATGTCGGGCCTTTCCGAGATACCCTCGTAATAAAGATTCAGTGAGTAAGGCCGTGAACGGCATAAATAAAAATAATGTTTTCGTGAAAGGACAAAGTTAATGGCGAATAGACCAATTAAAAACTTCAAGAGTAATGGTATTGATGTGGCTATATGGCAGGGCGATTTTAAGGGCGAGCCTACGTATAGCGTAACAATTCAGCGTGGTTATAAGACAGAGAAAGGGTATGAGAATACTGGGTTCTTGCGACCGAACGATTTATTAGTTGCGTCACATTTACTTGAGCAAGCGTTTGATTACATAAATTCATTGCGTACCACAAAGGGTAATGATGCCCCTGCTGGAGAAAATTGGTAATGTTTGAAAACTACGTGAAAGTTTCTGATGAGATATTAAATATTAATAGAACTATCTATGATAATCCAATGGGGCTTCCTACTGGTATCTATCCCTTAGATAATATGATACGTGGATTACAGCCTGGGCTTACGATAGTAGCAGGTCGCCCCTCAATGGGTAAGAGTTCTTTAATGATTGATATGTCTCTCGCAATAGGCAAGGAAAATACAGCTATATTATTCTCTATGGAAATGTCACGTAGAATATGCATGGAGAGAATGATAGCGAATCAGGCTAATGTTAGCTATACGGCCATTAAATCAAATTTGATTTCAGACATCCAGAAACAGAAGGTGGAGGATGCGGCTAATGTTATATCTAAAATGTCTATTATAATTGACGATTCCAGTTTATTAACTGTGAACCAGATACAGGAGAAAATGAATAAGTACACGGAGCTTTTCTCCCCTGATGTCGTTATGGTCGATTATCTGCAACTTATGACGGCAGTGACCGCAAGCACTCGACAGCAAGAGATTACGGAAATATGCAGGGTATTGGCTGCTCTGGCTAAAACTTATGCGCTTCCTTTCGTGGTGCTTTGTCAATTGAATAGGTCGGTGGAATACAGAGAAAACCATCGGCCTCGTCTCTCCGATTTAAGGGAAAGTGGAAGTATAGAGCAGGATGCTGATGTTGTATTGTTATTGCATAGGCCAGGGTATTATACAGTATTAGATAATCCTTTGGCCGTGGACAATGGAAGTGCTGAAATAATCATAGCGAAGCAGAGGAATGGTAGTACTGGAATAGTTAATTGTAACTGGTCTGCCCAGACTATGAGTTTTAGGGATAATGTTGTTGGGGAGGATTTCTAATGAAAAAGGCAAGAGTTATCGTTACTTTTAATTGCAATAGAAATTGTGCGGGATGCTGTAATAAACATGAGACCATGCTTCGTCAAATGAGGCCAGCTGACAGTCTTGCGTCACTCTTAGATTATGATATGATATTAATTACTGGTGGCGAACCATTGTTATTGGGCAATAAATTAGTTGATGCTGTTCGTAATTTAAGATTGGAGTATTTATATAGCGGTGAAATAATATTATATACAGCAGAATGGGACGTGGATTTAATTAATAAATTATTATTATATATTGATGGTATAACTATCACATTACATAGTCCAAATGATGTTCAATTAGCAATAAATAATATTCATAAAATAAAAGATGAAGTTTACCAACACTCATTTAGATTAAATATATTTAAGGAGGCTGGAGATTGGCTCTTGTTGGATACAACAGGTTGGAATACTAAACATGATATAGAATGGATTAAAGATTGTCCATTGCCCGCTGATGAAGAATTGTTTTATTTGGAGAATTTCTAATGAAGAATTTACCTATATTAACACCTCTGGATATGTCCGACCTCAGGAATAATAGTATAGAATTATACAAGATAATGAAAGGTAAATGGATGTTTGTGGATTGTATGGGTGGATTAAATCCTAAGCTATGTTCCGCATGCCGCAAGAGAAAAGTATGTCAAGCACAGCAAGAAGAGGAAGAAGAACTTATGAATATATTCGTACATACATTCCATGAGCGAGTCGAGGGCGTGAGTGATGATGATACGTGTATCCCAGAGTAACCCCTGTCCTATCTGCGGAAAACGCGATTGGTGCATGATACATGACAGTGGTGAGTATGCTATCTGTGCAAGGGTGGAGTCTAAGGTTAGGGTTGGTGAGGCTGGTTTTAGGCATGAATTAAGTGGAGAAAAAAAGATGAGTGTTAAACATAAAGATTTAGCTCTTATTAATATTCATTGGAATACAATTAATGATATTTATATTAAGAGTTTGCACGAAATGAAGATTCTTATTCCTAACTTCTTAACCAGAGATTCTGCTAATGCTTATAATTGTGGATGGGATAGAGAGAATTATACATTCCCTCTCCGCGACCATTGTAATAATATCATCGGGATACAACGTCGTCGTCCAGACGGCAGTAAGAGGTCGATAAGAGGTAGCCGTGCAGGATTATTCCTACCTCAAGGCGGTGGACGTAGTAAGGATGTTGTGTATGTATGCGAAGGATTATCCGATACCGCCACTGTTTATGACTTAGGGTTTATGGCGGTGGGTAGGATGTCAGCTTCTACTGGCACGGAGTTGCTATGTAAACTATTGATTAATAGAAACGTAGTTATCGTGAGTGATAATGATGAGCCTGGCCTACTCTCCGCTAATCACTTACTTAAGAAATTGGCGAATATAGCGTTTAAGGCCAGAATTATTACGCCCAGCACGAAAGATATTAGGCAATTTTATATTGAGAATGGTGCAGATAAAACAATTAAGTTGTTGACAAATGAATAATAATATGGTATAATATTACTTTAAGGTGAAATAAAATGGACTGTCAAAATAAATACATTGAAATTATCCTCCTCGTTTTATTTATATTATTGGCGGGCATGGCTATCGTGAGTTGTTCTCTCCCTCCACAACAAGGCGGTAGCCCTGACCCCTCCCCTACCGACCAGTTAATTAAGGTAGTAACTAAAACGTCGTGGATGCCAACGTTAAGTATTGTAGGGATTGCTTGCGGTGTATTTGCCCTTCTGAACGGCTTCAAGTGGGGAATACCAGCGATAGCCTCGTGTTGCGTGTCGCTCTTTATGAGTCTTGCTACTGCGAGATACTCAGAGTATATGGCTATTACTGGATTAGTAGGTAGCGTATTGATTACGGCGGGTTCTATTATAGTTAAGAACCAAGCATTGATTGAAATCATTACTGGTGTTGAGAAAGTTAAAGAAGAAGTTCCAGTTGATTTACCTACTGGTAGTAAAGAAGTAAATAAAGTATTGGATAGACATCAGACTAAATATACCAAGAGGACAGTCAAAAGTGTCAAAAAGAAATTAGGGTTGTAAATACAATTTACTATTGCATATTTGCTAAAAGTTGTTCATCGGCGTGGTGGGAACACGTACAAAGGCGCGTAATGGCTATGTCAAATAACGAAGTCCTGTTACAGAGCGGGTTCAAATCCCGCATGAACAAATGTGGACGTGGTGTAATTGGCTGCACAGCAGGTTGTGGTCCTGCGAGTAGGGGTTCAAATCCCCTCGTTCACCTTGTGTATTTATTATTGTTTATTGAAAGGGTTAAACATGATTGACACAGCGATTGCCGTGTGCATTGGCGTAGTAATTGGGTTCGTATTGACCCCAGTACTAAAAGCTCTACTTGCACGTCTGTTGAAGTCAGCCAAAAAGGATTAAGGCTAAGGTTTCGTAAGGAAAGGGAATGAATGTAAGCCAAGGATGGCTCTTATTCAGGAGATAAATTATGGGTAAAGGTGATAAATATAGGCCCGTAGATAAAGATAAATATGAGCGTAATTACTTAAGAGTGTTTGGAATTAAGTGTCCAAGTTGTAATGGTTCTGGTTTTAGGGATAGTGGTATTGGTTCACTTGATTCGTGTTGTAATTGTAATGGTATTGGTTATATTGAAAGGAAAAAGTAGATGAGTGAATGTAAATTTAAGGTCGGAGATAATGTTTTAGTTGTTTCAAATAGAAAAAAACTTAATAAAATAGGTATTAATCCAGATATTTTACCAACAGTTGTAACTATTATTGAAATTGATACAGCCTTCGGACTTCCTATTTTAGCGAGGGATGATAAAAATCTTGGTGTTGTATGGCACTTTAGGGAAGAGGACTTGGAACCTATAACTAAACATTCCGTTTCGCAAACTACGGCTGAAACAAGAGCTTTTAGTACAGGCGCAACCCGTGACACAATAGATGGCAAGCTTAGTTTCTATAAAGCATTATCGCCCGTCGTTCTTGAAAGATATGTGCAGTACCTCGGTAAACATAGATTGCAATCTGACGGCAAACTAAGGGATTGGGATAACTGGAAGAAGGGTATTCCTGTTGATACATACTGTGATTCTTTACTACGCCACACCCATGATGTATGGAAACTAACACAGGGCGGTACTGCCCACGATAATCACGGTGAAGTGGATGTAGAGGATGCTCTTTGTGCTGTATTGTTTAACGCAATGGGTTGTTTATATGAAATTTTGAAAAGAAAGTAGGTTCCACATGAAACGAATCTATGTAAGTCACCCGATAAGGGGTAAAGATGGAGCGAATGCCACGGATGAGACTAAGGCTGAGAACTGTAAAAATGCTATTCAGATTGCTAATGTTTTGAGAGCCTTAACCCCTAATAAGGAGTTCTACGTCCCTGCCGAACATGAAGATTTCATAGGTAAGGCGTACAAAAATGGTTTCTTAACAGAGGACCAGATACTTAGTATTGATTGTCAAATAATATCTAAATGTGCGGCGATGGTAGTGCTTGATTTCGGTCATATTAGTCGTGGCATGGATATAGAAATTAAATTTTGTCGAGTAACAGGAATACCATGTATAAAAATAGATGCTAATGCAATACTTAATTTGGAAGGAGAAATTTTTGTCAGCAAAAAAAAGACATCCTAAAATAAGTAGTCTTAAAAAGAAAGCTGACGCTCTATATTCAGAATTTATTCGCAAGAGGTTCGCTGATGAAAACGGAATGGTGGCGTGCTGTACTTGCGGAACCATTAAACATTGGACAGAAATGGATGCGGGGCATTTCATTGGACGTAGTTGTAATATGTTACGCTATCATCCTATGAATGCCCATGCCCAATGTCGCAGTTGCAACAGGGGCGGGCGGAGAATAATGATGTATATTAAGTTTATGTACGAGAAGTATGGGGCGACATTTATTGACGTGCTTCTACCCCTCGAACAGCAAACACATACATGGACTGAAAAAGAACTGAGAAAGATAATCGAGGAGGTCAATAATGAGTAAAGTACTAATAATTGGTGACCCGCACGAACCCGCTACACATCCTGGGTATCGTGCTTTCTGTAAAGATTTACGTAAAGCATACAAGACGGATAAAACTATAATCATTGGTGATATATGTGACCATCAGGCTATTAGCTTTCATGCTAATAACCCTATGTGTCCAGGCCCCGATGATGAATTTCAATTAACTAAACAGAAGATAAAACTGTGGCACAAGGATTTTCCTAACGCTATTGTTACGATAGGTAATCACGATGCCCGTGTTATAAGATTAGCTGAATCAGTTAATATTCCAGCGAAGTATCTCCGTGACTACTCAGAGGTATGGAAAACAAAAACATGGAAGTGGGTAGATGATATTATAATTGATGATGTGTATTATTTGCACGGATGGGGTAGGACAGGTGTCTTTCCCGCCTACAATGCGGCCAAGGATAACCTAATGTCAACAGTCATGGGTCATTGCCATACCGCCTCAGGGATAAAGTGGTTAGCTAATCCTTCGAGAAGAATATTTGGCATGGATACAGGTTGTGGAATAGATGTGGACGCATGGCAGTTTGCTTACGGTAAACATCTAAGACAACGCCCCATCCTCTCGGCGTGCGTAGTCATAGATGGCGTACCTTTCCATCACATTATGCCTTGTGGCGTTAAAGAGAAGTATCATAAGAGTAGATTTTAAGGAGACAATAATGGATTTTCCGAATAGAAGGTATCAAATAATATACGCTGACCCGCCGTGGAGTTTTAATTTTAGAAATAGGGCGGGATTGAGCGAGACGGCGAAAGCTGCGCTATATAATACAATGAGGCCTGATGATATAATTAATTTACCCGTAAAGGCTATCGCTAATGACAATTGTGCTCTATTTTTGTGGGTAATGGACTCTCAACTTCCGTTAGCCTTTAAGGTGATTACGTCTTGGGGTTTTGAGTATAAAACGGTTGCTTTTACGTGGGCCAAGTTAGCCAAAAACACATTTCATTTCGGAGGTGGCAACTGGACACGCTCAAACCCAGAGCAGTGTTTATTGGCGACAAAGGGGCATATAACAAGGGTGTCTGCATCCGTAAGACAATTGGTTATAGAGCCACGAAGGGAACACAGTAGAAAGCCTGACCGTATAAGGGCGGATATTGTTGAGTTGGTAGGTGATTTACCCAGAATTGAACTCTTTGCCCGCCAGAAAACAGAAGGTTGGGATGTTTGGGGCGACGAAGTAGATTCTAATGGCTGAAAAAGAAATAACAATAAGAGAAAAATATGATATAAAGGACTTAAAAGGACATGAACGATGTGAATTATGTGGAGCTGTGGAATTATGGGTCGCAGATGTTGTGGATTTGGATTTCCGCCATCATAACTATCTTTGTAGGTCTTGCTATTACGATATTTGTGTGCGGCGTATGGAGGAATCTAAAAAACAAAAGCATAGACTTGTGGAAAAAGAAAATGCGTGGAAAAATAAGGTAATTAATTTACCTATTATTGGAGACAAAAATGATAACAAAACTACTTAAAGATTTATTTAATGTGATTATTATTCTGGCCGCCCTATTTATTTTAGGATGGTCATTTACGGCGGCGTACGGGACTACTGAATATAAAGACAGTCCAGCCTTGAATATTAATACAATGGAATTACATCAGATGGCCGCATTCAATGTTGACTATATTGGCGGCAAGGATAGATATGTCGAGGTATTAAAGGTTAATGATGGTTGGATATATTATTATCACGACCCGATTAATTCCTCAAGTTATACTGCCGTCTTTGTACACGAATAATCCCTCATTTTATTTTGCTCTGGCCGCCTTAGATACCCCCTCTTTGGCGGCCTATTTTATTATCTACATTTATATAGACAGATTAGTTGATTCTGTCTATGAATATATAGACTAAACTCTTTGCAGGTCAGAAAACTTAGCTTCTCTAATTATCTTGGTTCTGGCCTTTTCTTTGGACATTTTGATAGCCTTCTCAAGTAACTTAACTTTCATCATATCAGTCATGGTTTTCCATGTTGGCATGGCGGTCAGTCTTGGGATGGCTATTTTTAGATTAGCGGACACTTCGTTCTGGTAATCTTTATACCTCTTCTCGTTCAAGTGCCAATCACTATCAATCGTCTGAGTAATACCACCAATACCCACACCTAATTTCTTCAACTCTTCACGAATACCACTGGGTAAAGTCTTAAATACTTTATCTCCTGCCATCTTTTGTTTCTCTGCCAACTTACCAATATAATCAAAGTTATCGGCAGTCTGTTTGGCTTTAGTTTCCATAGCGGATATGTCAGGGTAATTCCTACGTAAAGCGTCCTGGAAATTCGGACCTAACTCATTCCACTTGGCGCCGTATGTCTGTTTAGCATGGTAATCTTTAAGTTCTGTAGCCTTTTGAGAATCCCTCTTAGGATAGGTCTGCGCGCCAACACCATGTAATGCCAATGGAGCTACCACTCTCAATGAATGTAATCCCTGATAATGAACTGCATCTATACAATCCTGGAAGAATAGAGGAATGAATCTCTGGAATGCTTCTCTTGCTACAACATCTGTTTCAAGTGATAGTTTATCACCGAGGAATGTTTCACCTCTAATCATATCAACAGCAAAGCCAGCAGGAGGAGACATCTTGGATTGAATAAATCTCCATACAATAGAGTTTCTTTCTTCTGGCATTATCTCGTCTGTGGTAGTTGATTTACGTTCAGCGGTAATAATCTGAGCAGCGAGTCTTAATATCTGGCCGTATCCGGCTGTAAAATCAAGTCTTGTATTACCAATTCTGGCCTTAAGGAAATCAGACGAGCGTGGGTCGAGTTCGACATCAGTATCATCATCGCCACGAAACTTAATAACGCTAAGCAGTAATGTTAATATGGCCGCCGAGGATATTAAATCTCTGGCTACAATCTTACGGGCTGGAGATATGCGGAACTTAACATCTTTAAGTTCTTCTTTGGTAGCGCCTTTAGCCTTCAAATCTCCACGTTTAGCGTAGAAATTCTGCATTTCCTGGATAGGAAGTATATCACCAAGTGCCTGTATTCTACCCATAGTCAATCTCGGTGCGAAGAATAAAGCGTTGAGTGTAGCGCCATATTTCTTAAGCCATGTTTTAGGAAGTGTACCACGGCCTGTAGCATGGTTAATAAATTCGGCCAGTAACTTATAATCTCCTTTAGTCCTGAACGAACCTTCCCATGATTCACAAGTAGAATAGAATATATCCGCTCTTAGCTTATTCATAGCTGTAGAATAAGCGAAGTTAGATGCTTTAATTCCTGGCCCAAATAAGGGGAACTTCTCTGCTAATTGAGAGTAAGCATAAGGCTCTTCGCCCTTACTTAATCCCTCTATGGGTGTAATGTCAAGACCAGACTCAACCGCTTTCTGGTAATTAGGGTTAGTCTTTATCTGTATATCCTGGAAGTGAGCGTATTCAGGGGAAGCGAACGCGCGATAACCTGCCACATTAGCCTTCGACCATATCTTAGGATTGTAACCGAGGAACATTAAACCTTGTCGGCCTGGGCCTGAGAAGTCGTGTGATGCGAGGAGCGCGCGGGGTATATTTAATGCTTCAAAGAATAACTTAGCGGCCTTCTGGCCTTTAGTTAAACTAATATTCTGTAATCTCTCAACAGTTTTCTCACCTAATATCTCCTGTAATGCCCCTATTTCACCCTTAGCAGGTAGCTTACCATCAAAGATTAACTTATTAAGTGCAGCTTCCATGTCAAGTGTAACACCTGGTTGTACCGTAGCATCCCTAACAGCCCCATAAAGTGAGTCAATATCGCCCTCAGTAAATTGGTCTTTAAGGGGCGTGAAGTCCTGTAATAATTGTCCTTCAAGCGCACCACGAGCCAAAGCTAAAGAAACTCTTGCATTATCACCTGAACCTTTAATGTCTGTATATTCAGAGAATCTCTTACCTAACTCCTGTCGCATAACCCTCTTCTGGCCGCCCCTATGAACTTCCATAGTTTCGATACCCTTTTTAAGTTTATCGGCGGCGGTATCAAAAGCCTCAGTTTTAGCATTCTTAATTAAGGTTATGTCAGCAGTACCCTCTTTAATAGTTTGTGGCTCCTGGGCTGTGCCAGGGGCCTTCTCGTCAGGATTAATATCTACTCCATCATCATTGAAAACATCAAGTTCTTGTAACTTTCTTAAAGCCCTATTCTTTTCAATATCAGACAGCTTAGAGGATTTAATAGCATCCTGCGCCATCATTAATTCATTGGTAGTGGGCGCGGCGGCTGTTGCACCCCCTTGAGCGAGAGCCATACTACCCCCAAGTACTCCACCCGCAACCGCGCCGCCTAATGCCGCACCACCTATTTGCCTACCTACCTCAAACCAATCGGTAGAACCGTCTGGATTCTTAGGGCCAGCATCACGCCAAGCCATAGGAACCCCAAGAGATACCCCCTCTTGTAAAGCTTCTTCTATACCTTCTTCGATAGATACCTTAAGTACATCACCAGTAAATTTTGATACATCATTTCTAAGTTTCTTAAATGTCTTATTTCTAATTGATTGAACAAAACCTTTAACGGAATGTCGGCCAGCCTGTTTGAACTTAAGGATTTTACTTACCTGTAAATGTTCAATGGCGGCATTGATAGTTCCGATAACTACTCTTTCACGGTTAGCCTGTGATTTGGACGCGCCACTCTTAATAGCATCATCATAAGCCTGGTCTCCGGCCACACTGAATCCCATAATGAGAGCGCCTACAGTGCCAGCGGCAGTACCACCAATAACAGATGAGCCGAGATAAGGCAATGCCTCACCTATAACTCGACCCGCCCACGCAGCCGCACCCTTCTTGTCGTCAGAGAATTTCTCATCCCTATACTCTTGAATGGTTTTCTTGGCATCAATCATTGATTCCTGTTGACCAGGTACAATCCACTCAGCCGTACCAGTTAGGGCCGCCCCAACCCCCAGAAAGCCCCTGGCAATACCTTTAGGAATCTCTGTAAAGAAATCAAGAGGAGATGATTCGCCACCATATTTTTGTTTTGTATCTTCTGAGATAGTTTGAATAGGTTCAAATGGCATTATTGATTACCCTTTTGTAAGTTAGCTTTAATCTTTTCCATATATCTGTTCCATGCTAAAGGCTCCTGCTTTGCCATATCTGCCTGTTTTTGTTTAGCCTTGAGATATTTAATTGGGCCTTTCTTATAGATAGGGGCATTAACTGTACTTCGGGTTTTCTCGAACTCCTGTTTCCATTGCTGATATCTTTGGCCGCCTGTAGCCATACTGGTATCATATAACTCAAAACCCTTACCTTTATATTCAGGCCACTCATTAAGATTTATCGTGCCTTCAACACCTTCTGGGGAAATAACCTTAATTTTACCCTGTTGCTCAAGAGTTCTCTCTTCCTGAGTAATACCAAGTTTCTCGCCTTCCGGTACTGGTTGGGCGATAGGAGATCGAGTTTGAGTTGTAAGTTCTGTGTTATATTTAGGAGGCAATCCTATTTCTATTCTGGCCTGGTCTATTTGTAATAGCTCAAGCTCGCCCTGTTGACGACCGTAAATATCAGATGAATCATAACCAAAGAATTGAGCGGTAGCCCTGCTAATCATATCAGTCTTTTGTTCAGGGGTAATATCGCTGTTGTCATTGATTTGTTTCTTGATAAGTTCAAACTCGTCTTGTTTGCGGATTCTATTCGTGGCATCCTTCTTAAACTCAGCCTCTTTTTCCCATTCCCTTAAGGCGAAGTCATGCTGTGAGGCGAGTTGCATCTTCTGCAACTCCCATTGTTTAGCCATCTTCTGCCCTTCCATCTGGAGGCCAGCTTCAAACTCTGCCATCTCGCGTTGGAAGTCCATCTGTTTCGCGCGGGCATATCTTTCTTCTGCGCGTTGGGCCTCTATCTGTGAAGCTTCAACCTCACCAGCCTTCTTAGCTAACCTACCTATTGACTGAACAGGGTCATTTCCGATTCTTATTGCACACATTATTTAATCTCCATTTTGTGTCCGTGTATTTGGCAATGGTCTGCCCATAAACAATTTTTTCTATACTTACAACTTGTATTAGTTCCAAAGCAAGGTGAATTACCTTCACGTATTTGGATTTCTCTTATTATTTCAGTTATATTTTTGTCATAGGTATTAATACCTTTATCTTCTGCAAACTTAATTAAATCTTTAATATACATAAATCACCTATATAATAGTAATAATAATACCATCAGTGACGGTGATAGTTTTGCCATCGCTGGTAGTGAATGTTCCACTAACGCCTCTCTCAGTATCTTTTGATACAGTAAATATTCTTCTCCATACGTTAAGACTTGCTATGCACGAGCCGCCACTTACTGCACTACCGGAAGCACTTAATGTCACAATAGCGGTGTAAGATATTTCGGCTGTACCGCCACTAACTCCACCACCTGAACCCGATACTAATACTATAGTGATGAATGTTAATTCGGTAGAACCGCCAGATACACCACCACCAGAGGCACTAACGTCTATAGTAGTGGGGCCGCCACTTATAGTCTCGTCAGTCTGGTTAGCACCTATATTAAAATAGTTACCGGAGCCAGCCTTATCTCTCTGAAACGCACCTATGTTAAACTTAAAGGCCATTATGCTGTAATAACTCCAACATTAGAACCTACTGCTATTGCCGCATTAAAACATGGGCTACCCGATATTAATGAGAAATCTTTATTGGCGGGGTCGGCGAGTAATGGGTCAGAGGAAATTGAGCCATAACCTGCCGTACAAAAAGATGTATATCCATTAGTATAACCTTCGTCACAATTATATAATGCCCATAAATCGACTAAACCAGTACGGCTGCCAGTTATTACTGATACACAATCTTTAATTATATTATTATAAGCTATATTGATATAACTATCTAATTTATATGCAGCGCCACAATTATATATTGTATTATTATGTGTCTTACTATTAGTGGCAGAATAGACAATTGCTGCGCTCGCACAGCCATCTATTACGCAATGACTTGCCACGCACCTATCACCTAAATATACACCTTCTAAGCAATCGTGAATATAACAATTATCAATGAAACCATTATCGTTCATACTAATGCCTTTTCCCAATGAACAAATTGCTTCACAAGCTATGAAGTTATGGGCGTCGCCACCATCAAGGGCGACACTTTCAGGATAACTTAATCTGGTTGCTTTGCAATTAATAAATGTAATAGTTGAACCCTGCGTACTCCAACCCGTTTGAGCTCCAGTAGATAATAAACTTTCCGCTCTTATGCCATATATAAATTGATAAGAACCCTTAAACACAATAGAATATGATGGGTTTGCGGATGCAAATGAAAAGAAAGGTCTATCATCTCCCCATACTATATCGCCACGAGTTGTTTTATATCCGAATATTTTATTATAGAATGTAGATAGAATAGAATATGATACCACAGTAATAGCGGTCATATCATATGTGCCACTCTGTATCCACATATTATTATAATTAGCCTTATTAGTATTATATAGAACATTTCTTACTGCACTAATAGCCGGATTATAAGCTCCACCAACATAACCTAATACAGATGTAAGCCCAGCGCCCATTGTCCTATCTACGACTACCGCGTCGAAACTCGCTACCGATATAATTGTGTACCAACCAGATGTAACACCCACTCCAGTACAGAACATACAGTTGCCAACCATTGCGGAAGTGAATGCGCTTGATACTGAACCAACAGTAACTCCAGCAGCGCCAGTAGTCATATCGGTTATTGTAGCCTGTGGGTTATCCTGTTGGCTATAATCAACCGAATCACTCGTAACGACATAGAAACCTGAACCGCCGTTATATGTTCCAGTACTTCTTATTTCCCAAACTAATGCACTATTAAGAGCCACTATCGTATCCTCTGTTTCTTGATTACCAAATAACCAATTAATGATGGTATTAATGAGATTACTAATCCATCTTATAATTCTACGTAACAAGTGTTACTATCCTTAACTCAAGGTAACATCAATATCTCCAGCTGCAAACTTCACGATTTGGTCTGATACTACCGCTACTGCTGTAGCAAGTGCGTAAGCGCCGAAGTAATCTCCTGCTGTAGCAGTACCATAAAATACTATCGAAGAGATAGTTCCCCATGCTCCAGTAGCCTCAGGGAATTGAACTGCGTCCGCGTTAGTTTTTGCATTAGCTGTGGCCGCTGCCCACGTAGAAGCTACACATTGAACTCTTGCATAGCCATTAGCCCAAGGTTCTGATACCGCTGAACCATCAGGGTCTCCAGCAGTAGTAGCTAATCCCGCATATAGTGTACTTGAAAATGCGTAATCAAGTAATTTTTCACAGAGATAATCACTAAATCCCATATTATACCTGTCTTTCAAATTCAATTATATATAGTTTATTCGTATCTGTTTGTAATACAATATTTGTTATAAAGGAATATCCTAATGCCAATCTATCCGCCTCACTTGTTACTACCGCAATGCCGCCACCTGAAAATGGAATATTAGTCCATGTAGATGTAGTTGAATCGTATTGCAAGATATCTTCGTCAGCTAATCCAGATAATACTACATCTGCTATATCACTTATCCCTGCTCCCGATGATATTACACCACTCGTAGCTCTCAAGATACCATTAAGATTGTCAAGGGTTAATGCTGACATTACTGCTGAGGCTGCCGCGAAGGATGTTATAATGGCAGAGGTAGCCGCCAGCGCGCTTGCCGATGCAGCATCAACAGAAATAGTTCCGAATACAACATTGGCATTATCACCAAGTTTATTAGTAGCTAATTTCTGTAATGCCTGTCGGGTCGATACAATATCTCTATCTTTTATGGACGGAATACGTGACATTATAAACTCTTAAACCCTGAATAAGAATTAACGTATCTTGTGTTACCACCAGAAGCAGAGGACTTAGCTATTAACTGAGCCATCATGTCCAGATTAGGATAAGCATCTTCTCTATTCTCAATAATATTAGCTTTATTCTGTAATGCTCCAGTGTACCCCTGTTGCATCATTTGTTCAAGGGTAAGACGTGCGCCCATGCCTACATTAGCCTCCCAAGTCGAAGGAAGGGCGGCATTAACTGTAGTACCATAGAGACCACTCGATATTAAATTCTGTCTTGCACCGCCTACATCCTGTGTCTTTTGTGTTTCTATCTTCTGTGTTCCGGCCTTTTCCATAGCGCCACCAGGAGTATATTGCCCTATAATAGCGTTAGATAAATCCATTAATTCATTGTAGCGCGAGAGGTTAGATGCCTTAGCTGTATCGTAAGCTGTTTGATATTGTTTAAGCAATCCCTCCGTACTTAAATCTGTGGTAGCACTAACCCCCGCATGTAAATTTGTTTTATTACTTAATAATTGTCTTATAGCCATGTTACCTCACTTTACCAGCGGCTTTAACATCACCGCATATCTTATTAATAGCGAATGACTCACCCGCCGTATCATTAAGTACTTTAATCCCCATGTAGTTTGCACTAACTTTAGTTCTCATTCTGGTCTGTCGGCCAGGTGTGGATATGAATGCTGATATGAAAGCGGTCGCGCCGTCTCTTATATCTTCAATAACTGATTCAGCATCATCACCAGTATAAATATAATAAGTGAATCCACTTGAATCCCAATAAGTACCACTAATAGAAGCTCCGGCATTAACTAAAGTTAACGAGGTTAATTTACCTTTTATATCCTCTTCGCCCGTCAGATGCTTAATTGATGTAGTAAAGTATGCCGAGATTGCAGCGTCAGTAGCGCCAATATCATCGCTATAAACTGTATCACTGAACTTTCTAATATAACCATCAGTACACCCAAGAAGTAAATCGTCATAGTCTGGGTCGCCAGAGTTATAGAATAACATGGAATATGAACCACATTCGTCTGGATACTTTTCTGGATAGAATCCCTCAGTCTTAAGACTATAGAAATAATTAGAGTTACTACCGTCAGCAACCTTAGTTATTGCAATTATAATACCATACCTCTTCTTATCGAAGCCGAGAGTTATTCTATGGGTTGCTGTACTGGGAGCTTCGTCCTCTATAATTTCAGGGATTGCAATGGCCGTCATGTTTATAACGCCAGAGAAGTCCGAGTTGATTTTATAAAAGCCATTGTTACCCCAAAAGTAAATATTATTACTGTCGTCAAAACACCAACTTCTTGCCCCGAAGATTCCTGTTGATTCACTTAGATTATCAAGTGAGCCGCCAACAGCAGGGTCTCCACGCAGAATCCATATACTTTCGGAACAACCGAATATAAGGTAATCATCATGGAATGGTATAAGTGCTTTAATAATATCAGGCGATTGTCCAGCATCAGCGTTATTTCCTGCAACAGCGGTTAAAGGGTCTGTTGACCCATATAAGAAATCAAATGGATTAGCAACTTTTGTCATATACCATTGGTGAGGATATTCTGTGTCACCAGCCAAAACCAATCTACCTCTATACGGAGCTATTAAGTAAGCTCTATTAGGCATCGCGCCATACAATGTCTCATCGTTACCATAAGGCTTCCAATCGTACCAGTGCGGCGCGGATATGGAAACATCACACATTACGAACGAAACAGCGTTACCATTCTTATCTACACCAGTTACGGTCTCGCTTGAAGTGAATGCCGCTGCCGTAGTTTTGTAACCATATAGAACGCACGAGGCACTGGCTGTGTCATTAGTAATGTAATCAACTACCATCTTCGCACTTGACGTACCGCCAGTTAATACCGTGCCTGGAGTTGGAGCGTAACTACCTATACTCGTAGTGGCTACTTTAGTATTAATAAAGTCAGCAACCTTAAGATTTGTTCCGTTTACTATAAATACCTTTTGAAGGATGGATGCCATATCAAGTTGGTCCGATGTATCAACATCCCCTATAGAGGCCGTAAGTACTGCCATTGTACCTGACATGCTTGTACCCTCATAATAAAAACTGTTATTACCAGCGGCAGTCAATCTTCTATATGTTATTTTATCTGTGATAGATATAGGCATATTAAGTCTCGTACCAGATAGCGCTATTCGCCGCGGCGATTAATTTCTTATTTGTGTTAATAACATTGTAAAAGTAAGTTGACGTAAGGAATGCGTAATCGTAATTCTCCACTCCTATTCCTGGAGCCGAACCCCATCCAGATGTTGTGGATGTCACAGGTAGTAATCTATAGAATTGTTTAGTGACTGTATAATAACCTGTAGGACTTGGCGGCGTAAGTTTGAGTGTAGTGAATGACCATTCAACCCCTGACGTTGTGGCCTCAGTATTAACTGCATCAACTCTCCAGTATAATGTTTCTTTGTAATCGAATGGATAACTTATTATAGCAAGATAATCAGCTAATGTTAATGTTGTAATTGTACTTGCAATCCATGTAAGACTACCAGATGTATCTCCAACATAAACCTTAAAGTAGTCAGTGTTACCGCCATCTACCCATGTCAAGGATGATACGTTCAGGGAAACAGATACCCCTGCGTTAGTTGGAAATGGTGTGGTTGCCTGGCCTGGGGCTGTAATAGCCGTACCAGTTTTTTGAATACTAACTTTAATATCACCAAAAGAAAAAGATGAACCTTTAGTGTATGGCAATGCTACGCCATCAATATCCATACTTGTTGGAGGCGTAAAAGTTTGACCGCCCCAAACACTACCATATAGAAATTCTATATAAGAATTAATTGCGGTTATGGACGGGCTGTACTCTAATACCACTGTCGAATTGTTCGATAATTGAAATGGAACGTCATTAGGGGCTGAACTCTCCCATGCCGAGTTTCCGGCATAAGTTAATATTCCTTCTCCATCACTATATGTACCAGTGCCTAAACACATTAATTTAATATAGTAAGGCCATACCTTTGTATCATTTTTAACTACTATGGCATATTCTATGCCAGAAGTTAATGATACCGCAGATGTGAAAACTGCCGTAACAAATACGGAAGCCTGAGAACTGATAAGTGAATATCCAGCAGTTATTGTCCCGTAACCTAAATCTGTACCATTTGGAAATGCCATATTAAGCTATCGCCGCCACCACACACATCGCAACCACTGGTTGTTCTGTTGCCCCAATTTGTGTACCACTACCCCATTTATCAAGCGCTGGCCGCTTACCTAATCTAATTTTATTCTCACCGACATCGGTAGGCCTTACGTTACGAAGGAATTCAGATGTATTCTTATCTTCAATCTCAACGTTAAGACCACGAAATAATCCATTAATCGGTAACTCAAAGTTTACGTTTGCCATATTATTTGCCCTGCAATTTCTTCATCTGAGCGTTAGTAACACCAGCCGCACCCAACCCACTCTTAACCTGTTGAGTCCTGACATTATCTTTAGCTTTAAGTTTTCTCTTCTTAGCTGTCAGCTTTTTGTAAATATAGTTATCGAGACGAGATGGCTTATCGTACTTATCATTAGCCGCTATCGCTTCCATAATTATTTTTCTTGGCATTTTAACTTCTCCACATTACATTAATCTTCTCAACCGCTACCGTATAGAACCAAAGGTGTCCTACATT